CCCTAACTGGTGCTACTACTGGAGTTCAAGCATTTGTAGCATTTGTAGCTGATGGATCTGAGACAGCTACGAATAAAAAGACTTTGTTTGTTAGATATTTAAATTCAGGTACAAGTGGAACCACAAAAACATTTAACGATGGTGAAGTACTACAATCTTCAGTTGGTAATCTTATTGCATTGTCGTCTTCCGCGACAGGCAAAGGTTCGTTGTTTACAATTGAAGAAGGTGTAATTTATACAAAAGAACATTTTGTTTTTTTTCCTAGACAAACTGTTGTACTAGAAAGATATAGCACTACTCCTTCTGCAAGGGTAGGATTTTTGGTTGGAGAGAGTGTTGTAAAATATTCTGATGATGAATCCCTGTTAGACCCTGCTCTCGGATCTTCAAACTATTTTGCACAAGGTGCAGACAGATTTAAAATTGACCCAGTCGTTACTGTATTTAACTATAGCGCTTCTATTTCTTCACCAGATTATATTGAACTGTTTACAATTAAAGATGGTGTTTTAATTGAAACTTACGAACGACCATTCTACAACGTATTAAGAAAAGAACTTGCAAAAAGAACCTACGATGAGTCTGGTGATTATTATGTAAATGGTCTTACCGTTCGTGTTAGAGAAAATTTAGATAATGGTGAAAATGGTGGATTCAAAACTTCCAACAATGGTGGTAATGTTAGTTTACTTTCTGTAGGAGTAGAACCTGGTACTGCATATGTAAAGGGTTTTGAAGTTTATGCCAACGTTACAAAATATATTAATATTGAAAAGGCAACAACATTTGAACACGTAAACTCTCAAGTTACTACTTCTAGAATTGGTAACTACGTAGTTGCTAATGAAGTTGCTGGTTCAATTAATCAGGACGATGTTATTACAGTAGGATTGTATGACATTCCTCAAACTAGACTTTCAGCAAACCTTTTTGCAAATGCTGCACAGACGGGTAATTTAATTGGCAATGCGAGAATCAAAGGTTTTGAATACGACTCTGGTGTTCTTGGAACGCCTACAGGCAATATCAAACTTTATTTGTTTGATGTTAATATGCTTAGTGGTAATGCGTTTGCTAATGTAAGAAGTGTTTATGTTGACAACCCATCTTCATCAGACTTTGGTGCAGATATCGTTTTAACAAATGGATCAGCAACACTATTTGATACAACTTCAAGTCCATTGCTTTATTATGTTGGTCAAAACTTTACAAAGACAATTAGAGACCTGTCTGGAAATCCAGATTTAACATTCACGTTTAAAAAGTCTAGTTCTGTTAGTATATCAACGGGTGGAACGTTTACGCTAACTTCTGCAGTTGGTGGAGAAGTATTTCCTTATGGATCGTCTGGTACATTAACTTCCACAGAAAAACAAGACTTTATTTTAGTAGTAGATCAAGAAAGAAATATTAATCTATCTGCTACAGTTACAAAAGGTGGTGCAAACACATTTACTGCTAACAACTCAGTGTTCTCCAAACTTAATGTTGGAGATAAGATTGTTGTTAATAATATAGATGGCACTTTTAGAATTACAAGTATTGGTAGTGGCACAAGTGCCAATGTTACTCCAGCTGTTCCTAATTCAGTAAATGGTAATGTTATATTTAAAGCATACAAAATAGGTGATGCAATTGATCTTAGGTCCAAAGGATCTACTGCTGGTACTGAAAGATCAGTAACCATTAGTTCCAATACTTCTCTCTCGTTTAATCTACAAGAATCTTTTCCTTCTACTACATCTGCTACCATTGTTCATCAACTCACAAGAGGGTCTTCAAGAGAGATAGCAAAAACTTTAAGACCAAATCGATTAGTTTTAATTGATACCCAAACAACAAGTAATACTGGTCCTTTAAATTTGGGTGTGTCTGACTTATATCAAATTAGACAAATAAGACAAAACACTGGCGCATTTGCTTCTGTGACCGAAGGCTCAAATGTATTAAGCAACTTTACAATTGACAATGGTCAAAGAGATGATTTTTATGACCATGCTTCTATAACACCTCTTACAGCATTACCTGCAAATGTAAAACTGTTGGTTGAACTAGATTATTTTGAACCAGATTTTTCTCAAGGGTTTGGATTTTTTACACTTGACTCCTACCCAATTAATGATAATGTAATTAGTAACACTACAATTCAGACATCTGAAATTCCAATTTACAGATCTCCTATAACTGGTCTTACGTATGATTTAAGATCACAGTTAGATTTTAGATCTGTAAAGACTAATACAGCTACCGATACAACTGACTTTGCTACAGCAAATTCTAATCCCAATCCATCTATAACAGATAGTTTTGAATCAGGAAGTGGTGGTATCAGAACAGTTGCTCCTTTAGAACAGATTGTTTATGACTACTCATACTTTTTACCAAGAATAGATTTAATTGTTGTTGATAAAGATTCAATTTTTTATTCTGTAACTGGGGTACCATCTTCTAGTCCAGTTGTACCTTTAACACCAGAAAATGCAATGTCATTGGCTAAGATTTATGTTACGCCATATCCATCACTAGCTCCCAATTATGCTAAGATTTTAAACAGATCTGATCTACAGGTTAATCCTGTAAGAACTTCTCAGATTAGATACACTATGGAAGATATTGGTGTTCTTAAAAATAGAATAGACAATATTGAACAAAGAGCAAGTCTAAATGCTCTAGAAAAATCTGCTATTGATTTTAATATCCTAGATGATGCTGGAGTCAACAGACTTAAGAATGGTATATTTGTAGACTCATTTGCAGACCATTCTCTTGGCGCAACTTATGATCCAGATTATTCAATTACAGTAGATACTATTGAAAAATGTATTAGACCAGCATATCTAATGGATTCATTCTATTATGATTATGTTAGTGCATCTGGTACAACTAAAACTGGTGATCTTATTACAATGCCCTACACACAGGTTTTGTATCTAGATCAACCAAGAGTAACGACAACACGCAATATTCAAACAAGTGTTTATAGATTTATTGGTCAAATGTATCTTACACCAGACACTGATGTATGGGTTGATACTACATTTGCTGCAGATAATAATATTACCATAGAATCAGAACCACCTGGTGGTCCTTTAACAACAGAGTGGAATTCTTGGCAGACAAACATTGTTGGATATAATTTGTTTAATGCAGCTACTAATGAATTGCTTGCTAGTTCGTTGGATAGAAATACGGCATTTAGAAATGCTCAGCTGATTGCAAACAACGCTACTGTAAACCAAAACTCTATTGGATATAGAGGTGGTGCAATTTCTACAATTGTAGAAGAAGTATCAGAGCGAGTAAGAACTGGCACAGAACAGTTCTATGCAGTCGAAGAGGATGTTCAGAGATTAGGTAATAAAGTAATTAATGTAAGTATTGTTCCTTACATTAGACCACAAGTTATTAGAATTAACGTAAAAGGACTTAAGGCAACTACAAGACTCTACGCATTCTTTGACAATGAAAATATGACTAGCTTTGTTACTCCCACTAACAGTTCTTATGTACCAACAGGAGCAGAAGGTAGTAATCTTGTTTCCAACTCCTCTGGTGAAGTTTACTTCTTGTTAAGATTGCCAGCTTCAGGTAAACAATTTAGAATTGGTACTAAAGAAGTTGTGGTAACTGATAGTTTAACAAACGAGACAGACGCAACTACTCAATCGCGTGGTCACTTTGTAGCGCAAGGTTTGATTCAACAAAAACAAGACGACATTCTTACAACAAGACAAACTATTGTAGCTGAAAGAGAAATTACTGAAGCCCAAAGACAAACTTCTCAGTTTAGACAAGATGTGTTCCAGTTTAGAGACTGTCTTGCATATTCATTCTTAGTAAGAGCACCAGCTGGAGAAGAGGGGATATTCCTGACAAGTTTTGATGTATTTGTTGCAAGTAAGCATCCAACACTTGGTGTTTGGTTTGAGATCCGTGAAATTAATAACGGTGGTGGTATTACAAGAAATCAAGTGCCATTCAGTGAAGTTTGGGTTAATAGTGCTAATATTACTACCTCGAGTAATGCAAGTACAGCGCTAAATGTTGTGTTCCCATCTCCTGTATTTTTATATAACGATACACAATATGCATTAGTTGTTCATACAGAGGGTATCAATCCAGACACATACTTCTATATCTCTAAACTTGGTCAGACCGATTTAATTACTCAGACACAAGTAACATCTAGACCAATGACTGGCACATTGTTTACAACTAATAACGATCTCAATTGGGACATAGTGCCAGATGCAGACTTAAAAGTTAAGTTCTATAGAGCTAACTTTACTGCTGGTACTGGAACAGTTACACTTGGTAACAAGCCAATTGAGATATTAAAACTCGGCAACATTAATGGTTCGTTTAATAAGTTTGGTGAAACAGTTGTAGGTAATGATGTTCTAACATTAGCAACACCAGTTGGTGGTACAATAAATGTTACAGATATTTTATCTGGAAATACATCATCAGCTTCAGCTAATGTGTTAGCTATTAATGGTGCAGTGTACACTACTTCCAACGTCGGATTTGTTGTTGGCGAAGGTTTAACAGTTAGCTTTGCAAACGGAACACCCAAAGGAGTTACATCTACAGTTTCATCAGCTGCAAGAGCAACTGGAACGCTTCGTAAGTTTAATTCACAAAATTCTGCTAATGAAGTTCAGTTAATTGACACAAGCAACACATTCTTTGTTGGAGACACTTTAAGAGGACAGTTATCGTCTGATAGTGCTTCAGTAGATGAAATTAGATCGTTCCCATACTACTTAATTGATCTAGAGCCTGGATATTTAACATTCAATAAATCACAAATTAAATTTGAAATTAAGTCAACTGCTTTAAGTTCAAATACTTTAGGAAGTTTTACGTCAATTAATAACAGCGATAATTTTGAATATTCTAGCCAACAAGTGTTGTTGTCAAGAACAAATGAGGTTTCTTTAATTAGTGGAGAAAAATCTAATCAAGTAAGAGCATCTTTAACAACTACCTCTAATTATGTCTCGCCTGTTATTGATTTAGCTAGAACTCACTCTGTGTTTGTTAGAAATATAGTTAATAATAGCACTGCAAATGAAGGAAATGTTAGTGGTGGTAATTCATTAAATAGATATATTTCTAAGACTGTTACTCTTGCTGAAGGTCAAGATGCAGAAGATATGATCGTTATCTGTACTGCATACAGACCACCAAATACAGATTTTGAAGTATACGCTAAGCTTCTTAATAGAACTGATACTGAAAGCCTCAACAAAAAGTTTTGGATTGAGTTAGAAAAAGTTGATGATAGTGTCTTTTCATCTCTTTCCAACAATCAAGATTACAAAGAATTTCAATTTAGATTTCCCACTTCTAATTTAACTGGACTCAATGAGGAAGTTCAATACATAAGTTCCGATGGAACAATCTATACTGGATATAAACACTTTGCAATCAAGATAGTCTTAACATCCTCCAACGCGGCAGTTGTTCCTAAAGTTGGTGATTTGAGAGTAATTGCTCTACAAAAATAAATAAGATTTT